CCATTACATCGTCTTGGGGATTTGCTCCTTTGTAATCGCCAGTACAGTTTTCTTTTACGATCTGGAATATTTCAAACCACAGACGATTGGTCTGGTTCATGTAGTTCTGGCCCATGGATACATAAGGACTTTGAATGGCATTCCCAGTGGTGGGGTGTTTTGCCAGAAAGCCGTACTCTGTGATAGCTTCTTCACACTGAATCCAACGAGCAACACTCATGGCATATCTTTCAAGGAGCTGGGGAGAAACAAGAGCAGCACATCCACGCTTATCCAGCCACTGCCATGTGGCTTTGTAGATTTCACCTGCCACCAGAGTCTTACCATCTTTTTGAATGGCTTCGAGCATCTTATTTGGTTCAGGCATTTCTTTACCCTCAAGGTCTGCAGTATCGGAAAACTCCATCACCGTCAGTTTCCTGCCACCGAGATTACCTTCAGCTATTTTGTCAGCAAGAGGTTTCTTTTTTGCCCCTGCACCAACACGAGCGCCACCTCTGTTCGTACCGTCTTTTGCCAATGATCACACCTCCTTTGCAAAGTGGGGGCTATACCCCCGTTTGAATCTGCGTTTTTTAACACGACACCCCAGCCCGCTGTCCGGATTGAAAAGTTGTAGAGATTTTACCTCCCCCACCGGTCACCACTCTCAGCAGTGATCTTTGAGTGACATGACTTACAAAGGGCCATCAGGTTACTGGTTTCATTGCCACCGCCTTTGGAGAGAGGTAGGATGTGGTGGACTTCTTCTGCAGCTTTAATCCTTCCACTCCTATCACATTCCTCACAAAGAGGATGGGCTTTGATGTAGCGGTCCCTGATGCGCTTCCAGGACCTACCGTAGCGCTTGTTGGACGCAGGATCTCGTTGGTACTGGTTGTAGCGTTTTGCAACCACCTTCTTATGCTCGGCACAGTATTGCTCGCTGTCTGCAAGCCGACCGCAGCCTGGATAAGCACAAGGACGCTTAGGTTTGTATGGCATGGGTTCACCTCCTTTTGGGCATAAGAAAAGCCCTCGTGGGATGGTCCCAAGAAGGCTTGTTTTACATTGTTGCTCACTTTATATATAAGCACACTTCGATGGTATCATTCTATGTCTTTTAGTATCCAACTAATCAAATAGACCAGTTTTTAGTAGGATATCTTTGTTTGGCTTACATTCTTTACAAACATAATGTCTGTCACGAAGGTAATGTAAAGAACGGACTTCATCTCCGCAGAAGCGGCAGTGGGGGAAGTAGTAAGTCATTCTACCGGCTTTTAAGATTCGGATGTTATCTTCTTTGGCTTCTTGATAGCTCATTTTTATAAACCTCCATTTTATATATAATCACACTGTCAGCGTATCATTCTATGTCTTTAGGTATCCTGGTTTAAAACTTTGCTACAAACATCCAAGGCGGCGTTATGCATTTTGTAAAGATGATGGATGCTGTAACACATATCAACGGCGATCTTTTCCCAAGTTATAAAACAAAGGTAGCGCTTCTCAAGAAGTGTCTGGTACTCGGTGTTTTCTATGGACTTGATGAAGGTCATGATTTCACGCTTTAAATCAACAAGATAGTCGATGTCATGGTTAATTTCTTCTTGTAAATCGATGATTTTGACAATGACATCTGCCATTGTCGATGTTGCCCGGTTTGGGCTTTTTGGCATTCCGCTTAATGTCGACGTGGCTCTTGTAGCCAGTGCGTTTAAAGATTCCAATTGTTCAAGCTTGCTATTGATCCGGTGATCAATGCGGTAGGCTTTTGTAAGGTATTCTCTTGCAGTTTTTTTACTCATATCAGCCCTCCAGATATTTTGATTTCACTCTGATTGTCATGGATTGTCTTATATTTTCAGGTCTGCCTTTACGGCATTGATTAATGCGGATTGAGTGCTATCCTTTTTCTTTAGAGCTTTTAGGATGCGTTCATCAATGGTGCCTTTTGTGATGATGTGCTGGATAACAACTGTATTTTCTGTTTGGCCCTGTCTCCACAGACGGGCGATGGTTTGCTGGTAGAGTTCCAAACTCCAGGTAAGGCCAAACCATATGAGGGTGGATCCGCCATGTTGAAGGTTCAGTCCATGTCCAGCAGAAGCGGGGTGTATGAGTGCTACTGGTAATTCACCGCTGTTCCAGCTCTTAATGCTCTCCGAAGTATCAAGACGAGAAAATTTAATCTTGATGCGCTTCAGTCTTTCATTGATGCGTTCAAGGTCATGCCTAAACCAATAGGCAACAAGAACAGGTTTTCCATTGGCTGCCTCGACAAGATCTTCTAATGCATCAAGCTTCCTGTCATGGATGCGGATGATATCCTGATCATCAGAGTAGACCGCACCGTTTGCCATTTGAGACAGTTTACCGGAAAGAGAAGCTGCGTTTGCTGCAGTGATATCACCACCAGGAAGTTGGAGAACCAGATCACGTTTGAGTTCTTCGTAGCGCTTACGTTCTGATTCTGAAAGAGTGACTGGATATTCAGAAATAATAAGTTCTGGCATTTTCAGATGGTCAGTTGATTTCATGGATATGGTGATATCTGATATTTGCCTGTATATGGCATCCGTTGCAAAGGGGAGAGGTTTATAACTGAAAATCACCTGGCCGTTACGTTTGTCTGGAACAAAGTAGTTATTTCGGTACTGGCTGATAAACCTGCCAAGGCGTTTTCCCATGTCCAGAAGACGAAACTCAGCCCATAAATCCATGAGCCCATTTCCAGTTGGTGTTCCGGTTAGGCCGACTATCCGCTTAATGCGGGGTCTGACTTTCATCAAAGCCTTAAACCTCTTGGATTTGTGATTCTTAAAAGAGGAGATTTCATCTATAATGACCATGTCGTAGTCAAAGGGAAGACCACTGCTTTCCACAAGCCACTGAATATTCTCTCTGTTGATGATATAGATATCAGCTTTTCTTTTAAGAGCTGCTTTTCTTTCGGTTTCAGTATCCACAGCCACTGACCAGATTAGATGATGGAGATGACTCCATTTTTCTAATTCTATAGGCCAAGTATCTCTTGCTACCCGAAGAGGTGCTATGACTAAAACCTTGTGTACCTTAAAACTGTCAAACAATAAATTGTTAATGGACGTGAGGGTCAGTACAGTTTTTCCTAACCCAAGCCCATATCAAGAAATACTGCAGCGATGGTGTTTTTTTCGATATAAGCACTTGCATACTGCTGGTAATCATGTGGTATGAACTTCATTTGGCATCACCTCCCATGTTGGATATTATTTTTTTTATTCCTTCGGTGCTATCCAGTACGTATACTATAAAACCAAGCTTTCGTAGAAGACGGTGTCTTGCCAGCTGCAATGGACGAGGTTTCTTACCCGGGGCTTTGACTTCAACAAAAGCGATTCTGCCTTTGGGAAGAAGGATTAACCTATCGGGCATTCCATCAAAACCGGGACTGACAAATTTTGGTGCGATGCCTCCCATCTCTTTAACTGCTTTTACCAATTTTTTCTCTATATATTTTTCAGTCACTTTTACCTCCCATCTGACACAAGAGACACAAAATCACAACCATTTCCCTATATTTACTAACGCGCGTGTGCGCTCAGGGGTATTACTATCTGCTTTTAAGAAAAAGCATTTTGAATATAAGGGAAAAAGTTGTGTTGTGTCGTGTTCACTATTCACCGTAATGGTAGAGTCGTTGCCTGCCATAAATCGGCAAACGCTTAATACAACTGGTTCGTTCCCAACCAGGGATTTGAGCCATAAGTGCGGCAATCTTATAACTATCGGTGGTCTTCAATTCAGCGAGATTACGATTAAAGCATTCACACCAAATTTCAACATTACTTACAGATGTTCGGACAATAGTGCCTTTATGAACTGGTCTGCCAAATTCGCTACCGCTTAGATAATTACGACGGGCAAACAAATCCATACTGTCCCAGTCATCTGGAAGAGGGGTATTTAGATATTCTTCAACCATACCAACTCGCTCATCGGCCTCCATGGCACCCTTTTGGGCCTTTTCGGCCTCTACTAAAACATCACCCTCGAGATATAGTTTTTCGCCAGACTTCCATATTTCTTTTGCTTCGGACCAGAACTGCTGCCTGTATTCCTCAGTGAAATTCCAGGTCTTTTTCTGTTTTTTCTGATGTACCTTAATAATCCAAAAGCGGCGATTACCTGTGATGTCACGCAAATATCCACGCTCACCATTTACCGTTGCAATGACAATGCACTGTCTGGGATGACTTTCAACAACTCTGCCATAAGACGGACGGTACTTATCATCAGAAGTAGATAGAAATGCTTTCACTTTTTCAATGTCAGCTTTTTTCATACCAGCAAGCTCTCCGATTTCAACCACCCAAAATCCCTGCAGTTTTTCAGCACCCGACTTGTCGTCCATATCTGTAAGAGATAGTGTTTCAGAGTAGTAATCTGCTGTTACAAGGTCTTTTACAATTGTGCTTTTTCCAATACCCTGATCGCCATCAAGCACTGGAACGCAGTCAAACTTAGTTCCAGGAACATATATCCTCGCAACAGCCGCTGCAAAGGTCTTTCTAGTCACTGTCCGTACATACTGGGTATCATCAGCCTGGAGATATTTAATAAAAACACTTTCCACACGCTTTACTCCGTCCCACACAGGAAGGGAATTAAGGTAATCCCTTATAGGATGGAATCTTCTATCATCCGCAACCTTGATAAATGCAACATCGTGGTTTCTACTTGAGAATGGAAGGTAGCGAATATCCATAATAGACTTAAGCTGGGCTGTATCAGCATCTCTCCAAAACACATTACCTTCCGGTCTTTCCCAGGGCAGTGGTCCTGTGACCTGGATACGATTTGCCAGCTCGTTAAATGCAAAATTCTCAAAATCCGGATCATGATTAAGGATAAGGTTTAAGTTATAAACGCAGTTTTCTAGTAAACTTGACCTTGGCTGATACTTTAGTATTTCTTTCCAGTTGTCACCAATATCGGTGAAATCTGTTTCTGCTTCTGAAAGTTTTTCATTGGTAGCAAAGACTTTCACTTCATCAATCTTCATGATAAAATCACACATACTCTTGAAGGACTTCTTATCGTCGTCATCACCGAACTTATGGATACGGACGATGTCAAAGGCATTACATAATTTAAGATATGCCGGGTCCTTGGCATGGTGGCTGTAGAGGAACTTTCCGTCATCTTTGATTTCAACACCCGCCATGCTGCTTGACTCGATAAGATGGTAGCGGTTGTCAGTTTCTGTTGGTTCATATACATCTGACAAAAATGCATCGATTGCTTTTGTGACAGGGAAGTAAACTCTGTTAAAAAGTCCGACTACACCCTCTTTTTCAAGAGGGTCCTGTACCTTCTGATGTGCTACTGTATTAGCTTTGCTCTCTCTTGATGAAGTTGGAAGTCTTGTAGGATCTGTCCATTCAGTATGAGCCTTTAAAATTTCATCTGGGTCGAGCCAGTCTTTGTCCACTTCCTTATAAACAAAATCTCCGTTGGATGGAGTGCTAGGCCAGTACATTAGCTGGTTTGGTAGATAGGAGCATTCATCGAAGTAATCAATGCCAAGCATTTGTGCAAGGTATCTTGAAACTGCAACAAATTCCTCTGAGCTTACATCTCTTGATAGAGGAAGGACAATACGCGCCCTTGGATTCTCCTTGGTAC